GCATAACGGAACTGGAAACAGCTACACCGGCGACGGCACCAGCGGCATCTACCTTTGGGGCGCCCAACTAGAAGCCGGAGCCTTCCCCACCAGCTACATCCCCACCACCACCACCACGGTCACCCGCAGTGCTGATGTGGCGAGTATTACGGGGGCTAACTTCAGCAGCTGGTATCGGCAGGATGAGGGGACGGTGTTTGCAAGCGCTAGAACCAATGCGACACACGGGGGCGTTAATAGTTTTCCGCGAATCCATGCAATTAGTGATGGAACAAACGATAATGTTATTCAAAATTATTATCGTGTTTTATCTAGTTACACAGACGCGGGGTATGGCGTTACTACGCTAACTGTTGCCCAAGCTAGTTTTGATACAAATAATGAACGCAATGGTCAAAGTCAAAGTACAGCTTATGCAAACAACGATTTTGCTTTTGCGGTTAACGGATCATTAGTGAGTACCGACAACACGGGAACAGTGCCAACAGTATCTCAGTTACGTCTTGGGGCAAGAGGGACAGGTTTAGGTCCGTTGAATGGCACCATCCGCCGCCTCACCTACTGGCCTTCCCGCCTTCCCAACACCACCCTCCAGGAGATCACCCAATGACGACTTATCTCCGCTTCCCCGATGAAGACACCGGTATGGTTGCCCTATATAATGCTGGCCTTTTAGATAGTTACACCAGTGAGGTGATCACCGCTAGTCACACCCATGCCCTTGATGTGATCGGCACCATCTCCCGTGGTGGTGAATGGGACGAAGAGGGCAATGTGATCACCCCGCCTGAAGTGCTCGATGGTTGGCACGTTAATTACGTCGGTGAGGTGCCTGAGGGTTGGGAACAGTATGCGGTGTCTCCTGAGCAGCCGGTGCGGGTCTGGGCTTCGTAGCTCGGGCTCGTTACTCTGCAGGGGTGAAGCTAACCGGCCGCGGTGGACCCAGCCTCGATCCTTGCCCTGATCGGTCTAGGCGGCTCGGGCGTCGCCGCGCTCTGGAAGATCGCCAATGGCCTGGGGCGATTTGAGTCACGCACCACCACGATCCTCGAGGGGGTGCAGACGATGCTGCGCGACCACGAGACCAGGCTCCGCGATCTTGAGCGCAGCTGATGGATCACCTCACTGACTACATCGCTCTCGCTGTCGCCATCCATGGCGTGGCCCTGGCGGTGGTCAACCTGACCCCAACACCGAAGGACAACGAGGCCCTGGACAACTACGCCAGGGTTGTCGTGAAGGTCTACCGGGTGGTCGAGATCCTGGCTGGGATCATCAGCCCGCGGGTGAAGCGATGAGCAAGCCCAAGAGCAATACCCAGCAGATCCACCGCGAACCGATCTGCAAAAAATCGAGGCAGGGGAACGGTCGGGGCAGCAAGCCCAGCCATCGCCGCAAGATGAAGAAGGGCCAGGGCTAGATCACGGTCTTGCTCTGGTAGTTCGGATCGGACGGGTCGAGCTCCTCTGCGCTGCTGGCCGCCGGCAGGCCCTGTGATGGCCCGGCATCAGCGGCCTCGAGGGAGGCGATCCAGCTGTCATAGGACTCCCGCATCGGGATCTTGGCGGGCAGCTTCAGCCAGCGGCGCACGTCGTTCGGACAACGCAAGAACACGGAAGCGCCCTTGTCGTAAGCGATGAAAAAACGTCCGTTCCAGTCCTTCCCTGTCTCAACCGTTGTTGTCTGGCTGAGATGCAGTCGTTCGCGCTTCATGGCTTGCAGGTGAGATACCAGCCGCCGGTGCCGCCGGGCATCCAGCGCGGGTTCCAGTTCTTGCGGCTGTAGACCACCCCGGCCCCCTTGGTGTTGGAGGTGTAGCCCCCCTGCACCAGCAGGGCCTCGCCGTTCGGGTCGTTCTGGATCCAGGCCGCGGCGGTGTAGCCGATCACCACCGACCAGTGGCCGCCACCCCGGGGGGCGCTCACGGGGCCGTGGTGAAGCCAGCCCACAGCAGCGGGCCGGCCGGCGTCGATCTCCTCCTCCAGGGCCCCAGGGGTGCCGTTGGTGTGGAAGTCGGCCTTGAGCCCCAGGTGCCGCAGCGCAGCCAGCTGAGCCTGGGCGGAGGTGGTGTCGCCGTACTTGGCCCGGATGGCGTTGTAGGCGTCGTCGCTGGCCACCTTGCCCCAGTACATAGCGAGCATCGCGCAGCTGCTGGAGAAGCACTCCCGGTAGCCCGTGCCGCTCTTGTTGTCGAGCTGGCTCTGCCACTTCACGTTGAGCGGGTTGCGCACCAAGGCCGCGGCCTTCTGGGTCCGGTACTCCTCCACCCATTCAGCGGTGTCGGTGAGCAGCCCAGGGTCGGCCTGCTTGATCTGCTGCCCCAGCTTGACGATCCCCTTCACCTGATGCTCAAGGCCCTTGAAGCTCTCCCAGAAATCCAGCCACTTCTGGTCTGTGAACTGCACATCTTGGATGGGCATGATGGGATGAACTCTGCACCTATGTAATCGTGGCAGACCTCGCAAAGGAACTTGAGGAGCTCCATTCCTCCGTGGTCCGCACGGTGCGAGAGCGCATTGATCGCGGCGGCGTTGACGAGGAGGGCAACCTGGTGCCCACCAGCAACGACGATCTGCGCGTTGCCCTGCAGCTGCTCAAGCAGAACAGCATCACCGCCAACCTGGCCGAGAGCGACACCGCCAAGCTCCGCTCGAGGATGGCCAGCAAGCTCGACTTCTCGGCGCTCAAGGACAAGCCCAACGTGGTGCCCATGGTCCGCTCAGACGATGCGGCTACCGCTTGACCCCGCCGAACGCTTTGCCCTTGGGTTGCGGCTTCCAGCCCAGCGCCAGGGCATCAATGTTGGCCCCCGTCTCGTCGAACCACGCTTGCAGCATCGTCTCCTGGAGCTCGTCTTGACGGGCGGCCTTGGCCTTCTCCTGATCCTGGGCGGCAGCATCGGTGAAGAACTTGACCCCCAGCGCCAGGGCATCAATCCGGTCGTCAAAGGTCAGTGACCCCCGATCCACCGTGATGCGGCTCAGCTGGTACATCAGCGAGCGCTGGTGCCCCGTCTCCGGGTCCCGCTCAGCATCGTGGTAGTCCCGGCGGATCAGCTCGCTGCTCACCACCAGCCGGTGCTGCTGCACCAGGGGGGCGAGGGTGTCCACGATCCGGCGTTCCTTCTGCTGGCTGACGCGCACCTCCTCGATCGACACCGGATGCACCTTGGCCATCGCCGGTGACAGCAGGGCGGTGAACATGCCATCGCCCATGTTGCTCTCCGCCACGCAGTAGTTCACCTGCCAGCGCTTGGCCCTGGCGGCGAGCATCGACAACACCTCCGGCTCATAGCCGCGGGTGGTGCCGCCGCTCTCCAGCAGGAACATGTTGCCGTTCAGCTCGGCGATCACCGCCCAGGCCAGCTCGTCGCTGCCGCGGCCGGAGGGGTCGATCGCCAGCACGCACCTCCAGGTCTCCTCCTGCGGAACCCAGCCCTTCACCACCGCCGGACGGTGGTAGTAGCGATCGGCGCCCAGGCCCACGCATAGCAGCTCCTGGATGCGCTGCTCTGGCGCCGAGGCCCACACCACCACCTCGGGCAGGGCCTTGCCGTCCAGGTCCATCACCAGCAGATCGCCCAGGCGGATCGGGTAGCGATCCAGGGTGCTCAGCCGGCAGTTCAGCTGGTACTGCAGCTGCACCGCCGCCCGGGTCATCCGGGTCTCGCGCTTCAGCAGCTCATGGTGGCCAAAGCGCTCAGGATCGGTCGGGTCCCCCGCCACGGCCGGGTTGTCCTGCACCGTCTCGGCGATGGCCGGCGCCAGGTTCCCCTCGTAGCAGTCCCATTCATCCGGGTCGCTGGGGTCCGGGAACCGTGCTGGCCAGAACCGGATGGCGTAGTTCCGTTCACGCACCAGGCGTAGGTACAGCGAGCTTTCAAGGTGCGGAGTTCCCAGATACCGGATCTGTCTTGGGAAGATCTGCCGTACCCCGCCCTGGGTGTAGTCCCTAGGTGCGCTGGGGTCGAACCCTGGGTCATCGGGCTTGATGATCGCCTCCAGCTCGGTGACGGCCTGGGCCAGCCGTTCCTGCTTCAGCGGCGTGATCGAGTTGTTCAGCGTCTCGATGTCGTCCGGCAGCGCCAGGGTGCAGCGCTTCCCCGTCAGCGATGGGCTCAGGATTCCCACAGTGCGGACACTCGGGCTCTGGTCGATCACCGCCGGCCCCACGTCGAAGGCCTTGATCGAGGACCGGCCATCAGGCCGCGGCTCCAGGCACCGCAGGATGTCCACGTCCCGGATGCACCGGGCCATGAAGGTGGCCACCTCCTCGGCCTTTTCTGCCGTGGCAGCCGGAATCAGGACCTTCTCGGTGAAGGGGTCATGCCGCAGCCGCCACAGGGCATAGCCGCCCGACTCGAAGCTCTTGCCCAGGCCCCGGTAGGCGGTAGTGATGGAACGGTCAGGGCCGTTCTCCATCCAGTCCGCCACCTCCAGCTGCCGCAGGGTGGGCGTGTCGGCCAGGTTGAGCTCCCGCAGCAGGTAGCAGAGGAAGTGGGGGAAGGGCCACAGCTCAGGTGGCAGCGGTTCCCAACTCACAAGGAGAGCCCTCCTACCGCAATGGCAGAAGGGCCCTCCCAACCACCACCACTGGAGTGAACCAATGGCGGGCCCCCCAGCACCACCTGGGTTGGCACTGGCACCTTAGCCGTCAACGAAAGCCTCGTTCACATCAGGCGTTGCCGGGTCATCACCGGCGAACTCGCCCTTCCTGGTCCGTGCCCGCGTCTTCGCGGCCGTCTTCGTTGGGGCAGGGCAAGCACCTCCACAAGGCGATGCCAGAGCTGCTTCAGCTGCAGCGACCACTTCATCAGGAACATCGGAGCCGTAGCCCTGCAGGCCAAGACGAATCCGCTCATCGTTCGACAGATACACGAGTGGAGAGCAGATGGGCCAAGCGTACCCAGATGGGCCGCGTCATTCCAGAGACTCCTGGAACTGCTGCCACAGGTGGCCGCGGCGTTGAGGACCACCCACCGAGGCCAGGTAGGGGTTGATCAGGAAGAACCTCTCACCGGTGCGGCTATCAACAGCGCGGGAGACGAGGTTCTCCTTCTTCAGCCGGGTGATGGCACTTACCGCCACGGGCAGCTTCACGTTGAGCCGCTCGGCGATGTACTTGGTGGTGACGTGGGCCCGGCCGCTGCGCCAGTTGACGTAGTTGAGCAGCACCAGGAACACGGCAGCGTCCCTGAGCTCAAGGCGGCGTTCGGCAATGAGGGCAATGGCTGAGTCGAGATCTCGCTGGTGGACCATCACGAAGTTCTCGTCACCGTCTTCTCTAGGCTTCATCAAGTCAGTACCTGAGCTGCTGACGGACCCCGACTCCTAGGTGTCACTCCTAGGTTTCAAGCTACCCCCGCTGGATGCGACCCAGTGGGGGCAGTGGGTCTCGCTTGGCTCAGATTAACCCTCAAACAACACAGGTGCAGAACAACCCCCTCCACACCTGCCCAACCTTGCGTGCTCTCTGATCTCTCTCTGGTGGGAGAAGCAAACCCAAGGACACTGAGCCGGCACTGCGACACGCCCCACCGCCAAGCACCACACCCCTGCCAAACCCCGCTATCGCGCACTGCTCGGACGCAGCAGGGGAAATTTTCCAGTTTTGGGTCGCGTGATCTGGGGGTGTGTCCCTGATACGCGCCCAGCGCTTCCCCCCGTGGCCCCCTGCTCGCTTCCTGCTGGGGCTGGAAGGGGCCTGCGGTGAGTGCTGAGGGCGGATGGCTGGGAGGGTGCGGGCAGGGCCCTTGCCGGGCCTCCTGCGGGCCTCCTGCTGGAGGGCCCAGCAGCTGGCGGGGTGCTGGCGCCGGGTGACCGTGCTGAGTGCTGGTGTTCTTGCGGATTGCTGATCCGCTGGCGTGGTGGTGGCCACCTGCTGGGGCAGGTGCTGGCCGGCTGGCCAGTGCCGGTGGTGCTGGGGGCAGGTGCTGGCGCTGCCCTCCTGCTGCTGGGGTGCTGGCCGCAAGTGTGAAGAAAAGTTACAGAGAACGACTGGCGCCACCCCGCCAAGCTCTCCACCACTGGAGAGCTTGTGCTAGGACGGACGAGCTGTTCTCCTCTTGTGGAGAGCAGCCCAACCACCACCACCGAGGCACGAGCCATGGCCACCACCACCGAAGCGATGCCCACACCCTGCGGGCCCTACCTGCAGGCGCTGCTCACCAAGGCAGCCGAGGGCCTCGATCAGAGCCTGATCCCTGCGTGGGATGCCGAAGGGCTGCGCAACCTGCAGGGCCTCAGGCAGGGCCGCTGGCAGCCGTACTGGGCAGGCAGCCGCGGCCGCCGCCACCTATCGCGCACCGATCTGATGGCCTGTTCCGCCCTGCTGAACTTGGCAGCCACAGCCGAGGGCCCGGCATGGGCCAGCACCGAGGCCTCAGACGCTCGGCGGCTGGCCGATGCCATCCGCGAGGGCCGTTGCGCGGTTTGGTGACGACTGCCCGAGGCCCTTCCTGCTGCAGCAGGTGGGCCTCCTGCAGGCCTCTGCCTGTCAACCACCACCACCACCACCACCACCACCGATGGCCACCACCACCACCGCCAGCGAGCTCACACAAGCCAGCGCGGCTGATCTGGCACTGCTGCAGCTGCAGCAGGAGGCAGCCCTCTCCGCTGCTGTGCTGCCCTACTGGCCCATCTGGGCTGCTGCGCAGTTCGCTTCTGATGGCGCAGCGAAAGAGCTGCTGAATTTTGTTCACGTCTGGCGCGATGGTGACGCGTTCCAGATCGAGTCAACCGACGGTCACCGGGCCTTCCGTTACCGGTTCCCGGCCACCGGCGCCGATGGGATGCCCACGCTCTGGCGCGTGCCTGATCAGGGCCTGCTGCTGTGGGCCAAACCGCTCAAGAAGGCCGTCAGCTACGGGAAGCTGCTGACGGTCACACAAGAGATGCGAGCCGTCTTCCACGGCGGCAAGAAGGAGGCCCTCACAGAGCTGAGCAGCGTCAACCTTGCCGGCTTCTTCTCGGTTCACACCGCCGACGATTGCGGCAAGGTCGGGACCTATCCGGCGATCAACCAACTTTGGCCGGATAAGTTCACCGGCCAGATCGGGCAGCCGTTCGCCTTCAGCGCTCGTTATCTGCGCGAATGGTGCTCTGTGGTTGAGAAGCTCTCCCACAACGGCGTTACCCGTTGCGAGGGCAATCAAGCCGTCACCCCGTTTGTCTGGGGCTGCAGCTACGAGGCCCGGATCGGCCAGCACGCGCCAGAGGCCCGGCTCGAGTACCTGCTGATGCCCGTTCAGGTGAGGGATTGGGGCAAGTAAGGGCCGAACCCTGCCCGAGGCCCTTCCTGCTGCGGCAGGTGGGCCTCCTGCAGGCCTCTGCCTGTCAACCACCACCACCACCACCACCACCGATGGCCACCACCACCACCACGAGGCCCCGCAAGGCCCGCAAGACCTACGAAGGCCCCACAGCAGAGGAGAAGCTGTGCGCTGCCCTCGTTGAACTGCTCGAGCAAGGCGTCAACCCTTGGCGCCGTGAATGGGCCCAGCTGGGCAGCCAGGGCCAGCACCGCAACCTGATCACCGGCCAGCCCTACCGGGGCTCAAACCCTGCCCTTCTCGAGATGTGGGCCGCCTGCCGCGGGTTCACAGCCCCGCTATGGCTGGGATCAGCACAAGCGAAGGCCAAGGGCTGGTCCCCTCGCAAGGGCTCGAAGGGCTGCTACGTCCTGCGGCCACAGCTGAACAAACGGGCCCAGGAAGACGAGAACGGCAAGCCGATCACCGGGCCCGATGGGACTGAGCTGATCAGCGCGTGGGTGAGCTTTAAGCCCGTGTGCGTCTTCAATGTCGCCGACCTGGTGGGCAGCACTGAAGAGGCACAGCAGGCACTGGAGGCCCGCATCGCTGGGGCCCTCGGCTCGGTGGTGATCAGGCCTGAACCTGAACGCCTGGCCGCTGCTGAGGCTGTGTTGGGGGCCTGGCCGGTGCCCACCACCTGGGCCGGTGATCGGGCCTTCTACAACTCCGGCGCCGATCGAATCACCATGCCTTGCCGGGCCCAGTTCGCCACAGCTGAGGGCCTCTACGCCACCTGGGCTCACGAGCAGGCCCACAGCACCGGCCACAGCAGCCGGCTGAATCGCAAGCTGGGCAGCGGCATGGATTCACCCGACTATGCCCGGGAAGAGCTGGTGGCCGAACTCGCCGCCTTCCTGATCTGCAACCGGTTGGAGATCAGCAGCAGCACCGAGAACCATGCCGCCTATCTGGGGCACTGGGCCAGGGCCCTGGAGGAAGGGCCCCGCGTGCTCTTTAAGGCCCTGGGCGATGCCAGCAAGGCCGCCGCGGCCATCTGCGGGCCCGACGTGGTGGAGGAGGGCTGAACCCTGCCCGGGCACCTTCCGGCGCCTTGCCGGTGGTGCCCCTGCAGGGCTCACGCCTTGCCAACCACCACCACACCATCCACACCGATGAGGCTCGACGACATCGCAACCGGCGCCATCGCCCTCTGGGCCCTGGCCTCCCTGGCCTGGCAGCAGCCGCGGCCACCAGCACCACAGCAGCGCACCGGCGAGGGCCGGCCTGCCGTGGTGACAGCCAGCGCCAATCCGCTGCCCGATCGCCGCACCCTGACGCAATTCCCTGGCCCTTGATCTCTGCCCGCGGCCTGGCCGCTTGCTGGGCCACCTGCAGGGCTCTGCCCTGCTTCACCCGAGAGGTTCCCATGGATGCCCTCATCCTCAGAGATCGGCTGACGATCGCCAAGCGATCACCCCGCCGCGTCTCCATCACCGTCAGCCACTCGCTGCATCAGCGATTGCTGGCCACTGCCCTGAACCAAGGGCGCAGCGTCTCAAACCTCTGCGCCTATCTGCTCGAGGTGGCCATGCCAGAGGAGCGCTGACGCCAATGGGCAGCACCGGCAAGGCGCTGCCCTTCCCTCTGCCCTTGAACCATGCCGACACTGGACCAACAACTGCACCCCTGCAGAGCCATGCCTGCTGTCTCCATCACTGCAGAGGAGGCCGCCCTGCTGGTGGCCTTGCTGAGGCCCAGGGCCTCGCTGCTGACCGAACTGCTCGAGCTGCAAACCCAGCACTGCCCGCGGGGCTGCAGCGACTGGGCCGACACTGCTGACGCCTTGGCAGTTGTTAATAGCGCGATGCACAAATTGCATAACGCACAGCTGGAGATTGGCAGCCGTGGCTGATCCTCTCGCCGTGGCTGGTTTTCTTGGTGCCTTGCGCCAGAAAAATCGAGCCGTGCCCATGAACGCTGCTGAGGCTCTGCTGTTGATTGCCTCTGGCATCGACAACATCCCCGACCTGCAAGTGGCGATGCGGGACCAGGAGGGCAACGCCTTGCCGCCGGCCACCATCAGCCGGCTGATCTCCTTGCTGCGAGGCCGTGCCCGGTACGACCAGGGCCGGTGGCTGGAGAGCCCCTACTCGCTGCTGGATGTAAGGCCGCACCCTCACCGGCGTGGCCTGCAGCTGCAGCTGAGCGATGCAGGCAAGCGGCTCATCAGCTCCTATTTCGGGGCGTACAGATGTACTAACTTACTAGGAGTTCAGCGATCCACCTGCGACAAGAAAAGCCAGTGAGCGTCTATCTGATCGCCTCCATCGAGATACCCTCAGGCCAGTGGTGGAAAGGGTGGAACCTCTACCTAGAGACCATCGGCCGGCACAGATGCCTGTCTCTCCACCCCTGCCAGACTCCTAGGAGTCGCAAGCGGTACGGGCCATGGATCTACGTGAACTGGAGGGGGCTCTGGCGGCTTTCGCCGTTCTCAGCCCCACGTCGTTCCCGATCCACCACGCGCAGGTCTTCCTGGTGGTGGCGGCACGGGGCCACGTCACCTACCAGGAGATCGAGGAGGCTCTGAACCTGACCAACTCAACGGTGTCCCGCACCGTCAACGCGCTGGGTGAGACCCATCGCAAGGGCTATCCAGGCCTCGACCTCCTCGAGGTCTACCGAGATCCAGAGGAGGGCCGCCGCTACCTGGTGCGGCTCACCGCCAAGGGCAAGGCCCTGCTGAGGCAACTGCAGCGGGGCTGATGCCTCCCAACTCCCCTCCCAACTCCCCTCCCAACCACCACCACCCCTCCCAACTTCCCTCCCATGGCTGGCACTGTCCGCAAGGCTGCCGATGGCAGCTGGATTGCCGATGTCACCGTCAACGGCATCCGCCGCACCGGCAAATGCAAGACCCGTTCCGAGGCCCTGGCCCGCAAGCGTGAGCTACTCGATCTGCTGATGCAGCGCGAGGCCAAGCCCGCCGCGGCCCCGATCTTCACCATGAAGGAGGCCCGGGCCCTGTCCATGCGGATCCGCTGGGCGGGCCTGGCCTACGAGCGCACCGCCGCGATCTACAGCAAGGAGGCGGTGGAGTTCTTCGGTGAGTTCTTCCCCGTCAACGAGATCACCGCCGCCCTGGTGGACGGCTGGCGCCAGCAGCTGCTGGCCAAGGGCAACCGCCCCAGCACCGTCAACCGCAAGGTGTCAGCCATCCGGGCGATGCTCGCCGATGCCCACCTGCACGGCCACCTGCAGGAGGTGCCGCGGATGCCCCAGCAGCTGCGCATGGTCAACACCAAGGACAGGGTGATCAGCGACGACGAGCGGGACCGGTTCTGCTCCTACTTCCGGCAGGTGGGCGAGCCCGCCGCGGCCGACGTGCTGGTGTTCCTGCTCGAGACCGCCTGCCGCTGGGGTGAGGCCGAGCGCCTCAAGGGCCAGGACGTGGACCTGTTGAAAGGCAGGGTGACGTTCTGGGCCACCAAGAACGGCAAGCCCCGCTCAGTCCCGCTCACCCGCCGGGCGATCGAGGCCCTCGAGCCGCACCTGCCGGCCATCCCCAGCCACAGGGTCTGGCCCTTCAAGTACACCCGCTATCAGCACCTGTTCAACACGGCCAAGGCGATGCTCGGCCTGGGGAACGACCGGGCCCTGTCGATCCACACCACCCGGCACACCTGCGCATCGAAGCTGGCCAGCCGGGGCATCCCCCTGCACCAGCTGATGGCCTACGGCGGATGGACCAGCCTGGCCTCGGTGCAGCGCTACCTGCACCTGCACACCGATGCGCTGGCGGCCTGCGTCAACGCCCTGGAGGACTGACCCATGACCAAGCTCGTCATCTACCCGGACAACACCTTCGAGCTGCTGCCCGATGCCCCGCCGCCCCGCAAGGTGAAGCCCCTTGAGCTCGCCGCCTACCTGGTCGTGGCCACCGTCGTGTGCGGCCTGGGGCTGCTGGCCCTGCCCTTCGTGATCACTGTGCTGGGGGCCATCGCCCCCTTTGCTGTGGTGGCTCTGTTCCTGCGCTGGCTGTGGAGGACCAAGCGATGCTCTCGCTGATTCTGCTGGCCCAGCTGTCCGGCCCGCCCTGCGGGTGGAATTACGGGGTCAACATCACCCCCGAGGACAGCCCCTTTATGGGCTGCACTGTGCCCTCGAAAGACAACCCATACGGCACCCGCCTGCGCATGGATCCCTTCATGCCTGGGGGTGTTCGAGCTGAGCCCGCCGGCCCGGCCCCGCTGCCGGTGTTCGGGCAGTGAGCAGCCCCTTGCTGTGGATGCGTCCGCTGACCCCAAAAAACTGCGTCGGCAGCCAAGCAGACTGCTTGAAGCAGACCCCTCGGCAGACCCCCAAAATCGCCCAGATGCCTTATGGTGACTGGGCGGGAGCATGGCGGAATGGCAGACGCAGCGGACTTAAAAACCGCTGGACGAGTCTGCATTCCTGCAGAGCACTCATCTTTCCAGGCTGCGGCAAGGTCTTAGCCAGCACTCCACAGGTGGGGTGGAATTGACGCTGAAAGCACCTGCAACTGCCGATTGAAACCCGAAATCGCCGCGTCCACCCCTGTGGACAAACTGCAGATGCAGCGAGAGCGCCGCGAGGTTGACCGTGCCAAATGGGACGCAATTAACGCCCGGGCCAGGCTCAAAGCCCAGGGAAAGGAGAGCGTCACCGAATACGGCAGGGCCCTGTTTCAGCAGTCCGCCGAGGCCGTGGCGGTGGCCCTGGGGCAGTTACTTGAGGAGCTGCTGGCCAACCCCAGCAAGCCCGGCCCACATTTCGCCGCCTGGCCTCTACTTCTGGGGGTCACAAATCGAGGGCCTCGATCACTCGCGGCCATCGCTCTTGGCGTGGTGATTGATCACATCAGCCAGCGCCCCACCCAGCGCAAGCTGGCCAGCGCCATCGGCTTGGCCCTGCAGGACGAGCTCAAGGCCGGTCGGGTGGAGGCCAAGGGTGCCGACCTGGTGCGGTTGATTCGCAAGCGCCGCGGCGCCCGGGCCCTCAGCCAGAACAAGGTGCTCGAGCAGTTGAAGCTCGATGTCGCTGGCTGGTCGCTGACCGATCGGGTTGAGGTGGGCAACCTGCTGCTGCAGGTGGTGGTGGCCAACACCAACCTCATCCAGATCGAGACGGGCCACCGCAACGGCCGGGCCCGCAGCACCGTGCTGCCAACTGCTGCAGCTCTGGAGGTGGTGAAGGCCAACCCGCCCCGCCCCTGGCCCGCCCGCCGGCTGCCGATGCTGGTGCCGCCGCGGCCCTGGGAGGGGATGCACGGCGGCGGCCACCTCGACAACGACCAGCCGCTGGTGCGCAGCCGAGCGGGCCTCGACCTGTCGCACCTGGCCGGCGATGGCCTGACCCCAGTTCTCGCCGCGGTGAACATCCTGCAGGGCCAGGAGCTCAGGGTGGATCCCTGGATGGTGGAGATCCAGCGCATCGCCTGGGACCACAACATCCGTGGCCTGTTCCCCCTGCTGCGGGACCCGATGCCGGAACCGCCACGGCCACAGGAGTTGATCGGGCCTGAGGCCTACAAGGAATGGCAGCGGCAGCGCCTCAAGGCGAAGCGCGACCGCTTCGATGGTGCGTCAGAACGCAACCGGATTGAGCAGGCCCTGCGGCAGTGCGAGGAGGTGGCCGGCCTGCCCATCTGGTTCGCCTATTGCGCCGACTTCCGCGGCCGGATCTACACCAGCAACCGCTACGCCACCCACCAGGGCCCCGACTGGGAGAAGGCGGCCATCAGCTTTGCCCATGGCGAGGCCTGTTCTGTGGAGGCCCTTGAGTGGC